ACATACTTACCACAAGGTGATGGAGAAGTAGGATTGTCTTTTATTAAGTTAAATCTTATTGTTCCCATAATTTATTTTTTAAAAGGTTAATAAATTAGTCTACGAACAATACAAAATTATTAGCTGCTTGAACACATAGACATCTTTCAGATAAGTAATGAACCTCCATAGCATCTAGAGACGATGTATAAGCACCACCTACAGATCCAGTAATCCAAGATTTCATTCTTCTATCATCAGTTTCGGAAGCTCTATATCTTACATGTAAGAAAGGTCTTCTGATATTTGATCCTAACATTTGATCGTACACTGTAGATGTTCCAGCAGGAATCATTACACCTTTAATATCGTTAACTAAACCTCTAGTAGAAGCATCGTTTAAATATTTCCAGTCAGTTTTGTAGAAGTCATAAGAACCTCTTCTAAAACCAGAGAAACCAAAGTTAAGTGCCATTTCAGCTTCATTGTCAAAAAGACCGTAAGAAGCAGCGCTTGTAGCGTTATATCCACCACCAGCTTGAGCAGCTATCATATCATCAAAATCTAAAGCAGTAGCTCTGTCTAAGAATAACATGTTTTCTTCAATAGCTCCTTGTAAATCAAGTTCTTGTAATATAGCGTCAAAATCTCCTAACGCACCAGCTCCAGGAGCAGCAGCACCAGAAAATTGAGAGTATACATTACCTCTTTCTCTAATAGCATCAAACATACCTTGTGTACCTGCACCAGCTCCGCCAGCGAATCCACTACCAGCTAAACCTCCGTTTGGATCAGCTTTAACACTCTCAACCATAGCCATTTCAAGATAATCTTCATATCTTAATCTAGTTTCTGATTCAGCCTTCATATACCATAAGAATCCAGATGTTCCGTCTTCTGTAGCAACTTCAACCCAACCAATTTGAGCAGTGTCAGATCCATTAACTAAATATTTGTCCTTAATGATTATCGGTCTATTACTAAACTGAGTAAAAGTAGGAGTTACAGATCCTTCCATTCCTTCAGTTCCTTTAGCAAAATCAGAACCGTAAACGAAAAGTTTTAAACCATTTGCGCTTAAAGATCCCCAGTCAGCAACCGTGTATGGTAAAGCTTCAAAAGAAATTGTTCCAGGGTTTCCAGGATTTGGAGCCACTGTAACTAAACCTCTTAATGTTAAGTTATTAGCTTCATCATAAACTACAAAAGTTTGATTTTTTCTAATAACAACTTCATTTGGTGGAGTTGCAGAATTAACTGTAAATGTAGTTCCATTAACCGATACATCAGTATAGCCAATGTGTAACCTATTTTGTTCAGACCAAATAACTTGATCAGATGTCATTGGCATTTCAGCGCCAACCATTCTTAAAAAACCTGATAACGTTCTATTACCAAATCTTTCAACTTCTTGTTCATAAAGTTCAGGTAGATATTGTTGTGCAAAATCTGCAAAGTTTTCTCCATTCTTGTCATTCCACTGTAAGTAGTTTGTTGATAAAACTGATTGATCTTGTGTAGGCAATAATCCAGGCCCAAACGATTCAAATTGTCCCATTTTTTATTTTTTTATCTTTTAATTTTTAATTTAGAACTACTAACACCACTAACTGCTTTTACTTTAAGCCCTTTTAAATATATATTTTCAGGATTAGATTGTCTAGCATCCTTGCTTATATTTTTAGACTTAGCAACAACATCTTTAACAGCATCGGCTTTACCTTGCTCATAAAAATGTTGTGCAATAGTATCTGCGTTTCTAGCAGCATAAATAGCTTTATGATAACCTTTGTAATCTACAACTTCTCCGTTTTCGTTTAAGAACTTCTTAAGCACATTAGAAATATCAGATTGGGCTTCAGCCACGTCACTAGGGTTGTTTACAGAATATCTAAACTTCTTTTCTCCTAAAGCGAAGTCAAAACCTTTGAATTCTTCAGAAAAAAGTTTATTAGTATCTTGCTTGAACACTTCATGACGTTTCTTAGCTATCTCTTGTTCTTTGTTATATCGGTTGAAAAACTCACTTGCTTTAGACATTTCATTGTTTACGGTAGGCCTCGACTTGATTTCTTCGTAATACTTTGTTTTTAAATCTTCAAGAAAGTTTTTTGCTTTTGCAACCTCTTCTTTTTTTGCGAGTTTTTTTCGACGTTGATCTCGCTCTTCGTCGTAATCTTCATCCACTTTAAATTGCTCTTCCATAATAAAATCTATTTCATCGCTTTCTAAATGTGGTTTAGTTTTTTTGTAATATTCTTTTAATAATACGTCATCACTCACATTCGAGTAATCAGCGTTTAATCTGACATAATCGTTTATGTCACCACCTGTTTCTTCCATAAATGAAACAAGTTTTTCAATATTTTCTGGCAAAGCTTTACCAAGTACTTTTTCATCTCTTACAGCTTCCTCTAAATCTTTTTTAGTCTCTTTAACTTCTTCTTTAATTTCTTCTTCAGTTACTTCTACTATTGTATTATTAGAGTTTTCTACAGTTTCTTTGGCAGCTTCTTCTTCGTGTGTTGATCCCACTTCTTGCAGTCCCAGCTCTTGTTTTTCTTCCTTCTTTTCAGACTGTAACACAGTTTCCTCTGCTTTTGGCTCTTGAACGGCATCGTCTTTTGTTTTTATTTCTATTTTAGGTGTTTCAGAATTATTGTTAGATAGTTTTTTAGGTCTACCTCTTTTTTTCTTCATTTTAAATTCACCTTCTTGTTTTACTTCTTCTTTTTTTTCCATGATATGATATTATATAATTATATAGCCATTCCTGGCATTGTATTTTCTGGTTGTGGTATTTGATTTATTGTTTGCTCTGCTAGTGGCTCACCATTAGGTTGTGTACTAAAGTCCGTTGGTAATAAACCATCTTGTCTTTGTTGTATCATAGCACTTTGCTGAGTCGCTTGTAATTTAGTTCTTTGATCTTTTCTATCTTCGATCATTTGCTCTTTAGCTTCGTCTCTTCTAACATCCATTTGCTTTAACTGCATGTCAAACCCAAACTGTTGTTCAGCTAATCTCATTTTATTTTCAAAATCTCTTTGCATTTGTTGAAGCTCTAAGTCTGACTTGCCTTTTTCTAGTTGAAGCTCTGTTTGCGCTAAAGCTTCTTTTTTCTGAACTTCATACATAGCGGCTTTCTCAGCAGATTCAGCATTAGCTTTAGCTTGTGCTTGAATCATTTGTTGTTGTGCTTTTTGGTCAGCCGCAGCCTTTTGTTTACGTTTTAATTTTAATAATTGATTAGCTAGTCTCAGGTTATTAACATTACGTATATCTATAGCATCTTCCAAGTTTATTTGATTTTGTTTTAAAGCTATTTCTATATTTTGCTCTAGTATTTGTTTGTCCTCTTCGTCCGGTTCTAATTCTAAGAATATACCAAAATCATACAAATGTAACTCTTTCATTTCTTCCAATGTGGCAACATTATATAAACTAACACTATTAACTAGAGCCTCATTTGTCAACTCAAACTCGAGTGAATCAGCTACTCTAAGAGCAATATTTTCACAAGCTCTAAGAGTAAGATAAAGTCCACCATCTAATATATGTCTTGTCGCTACATTTGATTGAGCTACAGCAAGTTTCTGTAAACCTAATAATGCGTCCTTATCTGGATTGCTTCCATCTCTAGCTTCATTTAATCCAGTTACATCTCTTATCATTTGTAAGTACTATTGATAAGTTTGTATTAAGCTTTGTATCTTAGCTTGAGAAGCGCTAGTTTGTAACTCTTGTATAGGAACTTTACCAGGATTCATGTCACCATCTTGCGTCATTGACCTACCTACAATACTACCAGTTTGAAAATACATATTTAATGCTTCGCGTGGGTTATAGCTAGTTCCATTACCAAGATCAACTTCTGATAAGCCGTCCACGTCTAAGTACACACCATCTGGAACCATTCTTGATAAAACCTGTTGAAGCTTTAAAGAAGTCAATTGAATCATGTCAGCAAACGTAATCATTCTTTCAACAAGAGAAGTAATCCTACCTTCATGTTAACTTTACATAAATTAGACTTTGGTCTAGTCATGTTTTCTGCTACTTGCCAATTTAACATTATTGGGTGACCTAGTATTTTAGCACCTTGATATAAAACCTCTATTGACCTACTTACTCTTTCAAAGCCATCATTAGGTGGAGGCATAAATGTGTCCGGTTTTTCTAAAGCTTTTTCTAGTCCAGTTGCTGTTTTCTTTATTTTAAATACTTGATCTGCATAAGTTTTGTATTCAAAATATAACACTTGAATAGTATCATTATCTCTATTACCTCTGTAATTTCTTCTATAGTTTGTGTTGCCTGGAAACTTTTGAATATTTTTTAATTCTTCTTCACTAATATTTGGGAATTCTTTTTTAAGTTCAGGTAATGATATATTTTTAACTTCACCAACGTAGTATATATCTTCAAAATTAGGATCATCCGTGTACGAATACACTATATTAGCGGGATCTACATAGTCTACAACAACACCCTCTGATTTGTTCCAATTAGTTTTAACACAACCAATACCTAATTCAACTAAATCTTTGTATACCCTTCTTTTTGTTAACTCGTATTTGTTTCTATCAAGCACGTTATTTATAACTTCTTCTTCAGCTATTTCAACTGACTGCTTATAATCCAATTGTAAATGTATTTCTAATTCTTCTTCGTTTTGAGGTACATTTTCTTGATTTGAAACTTCACTTAAGTCAATACCCATTTGAGCTTTAACCTCGTTCATGAAGTCTCTAGTTTGGATATTTTTATATAGCTTATTAGCATACTTAGTTCTTTGTTCCTGAGAAGCTGGATCTTGAGCAAAAGCTTTTATGTCATAAATTTTTTCAGACATTCCATTTACAACAATATCTACAAATTTTGGTATTATAGCAACAGGTGTCCAATCTAAATTTAAATATGATAAATCACCATTCACAGAAAGCTCGTCTTTATATTTTTGTATAGATTGTTCTGCTCTACCGTAAAGCCTTCTTCTGTGAAATATATTGTAATTGTTAGTGTATCTAGCTCCACCAACTCCAGATGCCCACCATTCTCCTTCTATAGCTCTTGCAACTTGCAAACCATATTCTAGAGTCATTTTTTCCTCTTGAGGTACTACCTGATCAGGGAATGAACTTTGTGTATTAGTGTAAATCATTTATTATATTATTTTCGATGTAATACCGTTATTGTCATATTTTTTAAAACCTAAGTTTACAGATTTTAATTTTCTTTCTTCATTGGGTTTATATTTATTTCTATTACAAGCCATGATAGCTAAACCAGAACTAATAGAAGCATCGTGTTTTGTTCTATCATTTATATTAAAATTCGCCCAATCTTCTAAGGTTGATTGATGATACATATCTCCATAACCATCGTTAATTCTACCTACATAATTTTCTATATAAGCCTCTATTGCCGCAGCGTGTGACTGTTTTATATCTTCACTTGAATTAGGTATACCACCTATTTCTTTTTCAGTTGTTGATAATTTATTCCAAACCTTGTCAGGTCTATTCATTGAAAAACCTCTATAACCTCTACGTTTTAAGTAGTATAATAATCTTGGCTTATTATTTTCAGCTAGTATTGGCATACCATAGAAAACTAAAGCCATTAAAACATCTTCAAAAAATATTTCAGCTGTTTGAGGCCTAGCTATATATTCTAAAAAGAAGTGATTTGGTGGAGCATCTTCCATTGAAAATTTAGTTAATCCGTGTAGCGATCCATTAGAGCCTTTACCGTCGACAGTACCACTAATATCATAAGAGTCGCAACCAAATGCTCCGATATGATCGTTTCCAGGTTTTTTAAATCCATTTTTTTCAATTATATTATTTTGAATAGAAAAAGGTGGTACCCAAGATATTTTAAATCTTCCATTGCTGTTTGGTTGAAAAATAACTTTAGAGTCTCTAACACCATTCATCCAGCTAAAAGATCCTTGAGTAATAGTTGCTGAATTATTTATTTCCTCGTTAAAATCTATTTGCTCATATATCTTAGTAAGATTAAACAAACTAGATTTTGTCTCATCTCTAAATGCGTGCTTTTCAGTTCTTGGAAATTGTCTATAGTATTCGTTTAAACTGTCTTGATCACTTTTTAATCCTTCAACTTCGTTTTCCCAATGCTCGATAACTCCGATTTTAATTGGGAGATTGTCGATTCCGATTGTTTTATTTTTTGGCGTAGTGAATACAGGTGATCCAAAAGTATCCATGAATCCTTCGTAGTTCCATTCCATAGGGATGAAAAGAGAATACAGTCCGCTACTTGTTTGTCCGTTTCTATTTCTTTTTGTAACGTCTGAATTGTAATAAAGTTTTTTGAAGTTGTTTCCACCTTTATCTAATGCGTTTGAAGTTGAGCCCATCATA